ATGTTCCAATTGCATAATGATATTATTTTATCAGCTGAACTTCAACTAGAAAAAGGTGAGATAAAGGATACTGTAAAATCATATATACTAGAAAGAAAAATCAAACAACCTTTACACTATCCCAATTGTGGCAGTGTGTTCAAGAAGCCTGGCAAAAAGGTATATAATTTAAAAGGCATATCATACGGCAATGCTGAATATTGCAAAGGATTTATATTAAACAAAGGAGGTGCCACGACCGATGATGTTTTAAAGGTTATCAACATGGTTAGAATCAGGGCAGGAAAGCAATTGTATTTAGAAGCTGAATTAATGGGGGAGTTTTAAAATGGACATAGGGATTGTTACAAGTTTTTATAATGGGTATGATAGATTCATTGAGAGGTGGGCTAATTCAATATGTAAACTCACAATCAAGCCTCAGATGGTTGTGATGATTGCAAGCGGTCCTCAATCAAATGAACAACATGTTAAGAACGCCGAGATGATGTTTGATAAGTTTAATATCCCATATGTATCAGGTAAATTAGGAAAGCATCAAAATATGGGATATGCTAGAAACAAGGCAGTTCAATATTGCATGACAGAATGGGTAATGTATTTAGATGTTGATGATACAATAGTACCCAAGGCAATTGAACATTTTCAGAAATATGAGGCAACCGCAGACGTGATTTGCTCAGGATTAAAGATTGTAGGTGTAAGGAAACATCATGTTAAATTGAACCCAAATGCGAGTACAGCTAGGCAGTTAAAAGGTGGGTATTGTGGTAGTTCACATTGTCCATTTAGAAAGAAATATTGGGAACTCGCTCCTTTCATTACAACCAATGATTATATAGAACAGGTATTCAAATTAGGGATGGCACAAAAGGGAGCAAGATTTGTACCAACTAAGGAAGTGTGTTCAATATATCATACGAGAGAAGATGGGCATAATTTACAAATGACAAAGGAACAATGGAAAGAATGCAAAGAACAGAAACAGAAATTCATTATAGAAGGAGTGCAATATGATTGATTGTTTTTATGCAAACAGGAAGAAGAATTTTGGTGATATGCTAGTTCCTATTATACTAGATTATGTTTCATTCAACTCAAAAATTAATCATGTAAAAGGAACAACAGAAAACAAGTTATTATGTATTGGTTCGGGACTGAACAAATGGTTAAAGAATGGAGATACAGTTTGGGGATACGGAAGTAGGAACGAGGATGTATTTGGCAAGATACCAACTGTTGAACATGCAACCTTTTTAGCATGTCGAGGTAGATGGACATATGAAAATGCAAAGAAAGCCAACCCACATTTGAATATACCAGAAATATTTGGTGACCCAGCATCAATCATGCCTTTGATATACAAGCCAAAATCATCAATTAAACGATATAAGATAGGACTTATTTCCCACTATATTGATGTTGATAGGTTCCATGTATTGAGTCCTGATATAAAGAAAATTAATGTATTAGGAAATCCTTATCGAGTTATTGATGATATATGTAGTTGTGATGTTATTATCTCGACAAGCATGCATGGGATAATTGTATCAGATGCATATAAAGTCCCTAATGTTTGGTTACAAGTCAGTGATAAAGTTTTAGGTGGTTATTTCAAATTCAATGATTATTTTTCAAGTGTTGGAAGGAAGGAAACATCACCTAATAAGAAAATGCATGGGACAATTAAAAGTAAATATTTATTTAGTATTGCTGATAATGTTTTAGATAAACCAAAAATCAATGTAGAACCATTAATAGAAGCATGGAAAGGATACGGCATATGATTCCCAATATAATTCACATGATATGGATAGGCGATAAAAGATTCCCATTTTATGATAACTTGCGAGTGTGGAAATTGCTTAATCCCAATTACAAAATAAAGTTATGGGTAGATGACAATTTACCAGTATTACAAAATCAAAAGGAATATGATTTCTTAACCAACATCACAGCAAAGACAGATTTATTACGTTTAGAAATATTGTATCAGTTCGGAGGAATATATACTGATGTAGATACAATTTGTTTACATTCAATCAGACCACAAATCAAAGGAATGACATGTTTTGGAATGACTGGCTTGAAAGGTAATGTAGCAAATGGTTTTCTTGGTTGTATGAAAAATCACCCAGCCTTCAAAGAAATAATTGACAAGGTGCCATCACATTTCAAAGTGTTAGCAAATAGTGAGAAAAAGGATATATTTGCATTGTATAACATCACAGGAACTAGATATATCACACCTATACTCAGGAAGTATAATGACTTCAAACAATTGCCTAGGACATTCTTTTGTGATTTTCCTGAGGTTACACATGAAACAACAATTGCTCATATAGCATATGGGTATAATAAAGGGCATAAAAAAATTAACATGAAAGGATATTTAGAAAAATGAATGTAATTTATTTATCAGGAGGTTGCGGTTTTAGAGCTCAATTAGGATATCCCAAACAATATGCAATACTCGGTGGGAAATTTATCATCATGCATGGTTTAGAATTATTACAACGAATGCCGGAGATTGATAAAATCATTATCCCAACCAATGACATTAAACAGGTGGAGACCCTTTGTGGGCAATACAACATTACAAAGGCAATAGCATGCCAAGGCGGTGAAACAAGACAAGAATCCGTATGTAATGCAATATATCATGTGGAATCAGAATATGTATTGATTGCTGAGGCGGTAAGGCCCTTTATAACTGAGGAATTTGTAAGAAGGGTAATTCATACACCAGGGCATTTTGTAACACCAATCGCACGAGCAAAGAGCAGTGTAGTACAAAGGCGAGGCGGATATATCAATCGGGATAATGTTGGGGAGGTACAAATGCCTCAGAAGTACTTATCATCATTATTGGGAAAAGCACATATCAAGACAGAAATGGAAAATGCTACCGATGATGCTGTCCTAGTTATTGATGTAATGAATATTTACCCAACTGTGATTGATGGTATTGAGGAAAATATTAAAATCACAACACCACTTGATTTGAAGATTGCGGAGGCAATTTATGAATATAATAGAAAAGCTGAAGAGGTTCTTTGATTTAGTTTTACAAGTATTACAAGACATGGAAAATATATAAGGAGGATATTATGAGTTATCGAAAAGTTACAGTGCTCAATAAGGGACATTTTCCCATTACGGTTGCAGGAATGACATTCAACCCATTTGAGGAGGTTATCATCGACATTGAGAGTACGAGTTTATTATTTTGTCAAATAAGGGCGACCAAAAATTTAAGGGTAGGAAAGCAAAATAATGAGGAATGGGTTGCAAAGAATAAGCCCACAACTAGTTATGATTTTAACATGGTTTATGATGTGCCCAACCAACATAAGAAAAATGCTTATACTCATGCAATTGAAGCATTGGCATCCCCAATCATTGAACATTTAGAAAAAGGTAAATCAGGATTTGTCATTCAACCTACAATTGGTTTAAATCTTAGATTTTTTTCATCAATGAGAATCAATCAACAAGGCAAGAGTATTGTGGGTCCTTATGATGTATTTATGAGTCATGGAATAGGGGATAAGGATTATTGGATTGGTGAAAATATTAAAGATTATCAATATGCATTAGTACCAGGACATGCATGGAAAGAAAGAATGAGATTAACTGGTTATAAAGGTGAAATATTTGAAGTTGGTTACACAAAATTAGACCCTTTATTCAATGGAGAATATAAAAGGAATAAACATGATAAGCCATATGTTGTTTGGGCTCCTACGCATGGATATATAAACAAGTATAAAGGTAGAAGTAGTTTCCCTGAATGTTTAACTTTAATAAATGATATTCCCAACAAATATGATACCCAACTTGCATTACATCCCACATCTAGAATGGGTTTAAAGAAGGAACATGATGTAACCATGCAAGAGTTATTAGATGCGGATGTTGTAATTGCAGACGCAGGTAGTACATTGTATGAAGCATGGGCATTAGGAAAGCCAGTTATATTTCCTGATTGGTTATGCAAAGATGACATCATCAAACATTTTAATCCTAATAATCTCGAATACAGAATCTACAATGAAGGTATTGGTTATCATGCAAACAGTATGGAACATTTAATTAAGTTAATTGATGTTGCAATACATGGAGGAATGCGACAAAAGGAAATTGAATTTATTGAAGATGTATTTCCTGAGAAATATAGAGGAAAGTCAGGAATCAATTCAGCCAATGTATTAAGACAAATACATGATAGCATATACATAGACAGGCTCGTAGACGGGTCGCCTCGGTAAGTTTATGCAAAAGATGTATAAACACATTAAAAGGCATAAAATGTTGTATTTCCCACTGTAATGTATTATAATGGATATAAAGAATTAAAAATAGTCGACGGACGTAAAACGGGAGGTTTCAAAATGTTCAAAAGATTAAAAAATTTATTACTTTGTATGTTGATTTTCCCAGTACTTCCAGCATTTAGAATTGATGGTGGTGGAGCAGGGGGAACAGAAGACAAAGGCAGTGCCGATGATGGCAAGGGCGGGACTGATGATGATAAGACAAAGGACAACAAAGACGACAAAAAAGATGAGAAATTGTTCAATCAAGCTGATTTAGATTCAATCATTGGCAAGCGTTTGGCAAAAGACAGGAAGTCATGGGAAAAAGAAAAAGCTGATGAAATTGAGGCGGCAAAATTATCCGAGACAGACAGACTCAAAAAAGAAAAAGCTGATGCTGAGAAAAAGGGGGAAGAGGTATTAAAAACTGCCAATTCTCGTCTAGTAAAAGCAGAGGTTATTACAAAGGCAGTTGCGTTAAAAATAATTGACCCAGATGCCGCGTATGCTTTGATGGACAGGACAGATGTTGATGTTTCAGATGATGGGACAGTTTCAGGTATTGATGTATCATTACAGAAGCTCATTAAAGATAAACCTTATTTAGTTGGTGATAAGGTCGTAACAAGAACCGGAGATGACCAACATGATGACAAAGAAAAAAAACCCACCGGGGCAATGAATGACCTAATCAGAAGAGCCGCGGGGCGAGGTTAAAAAAATTTAAAGGAGGAATAAATTATGTTAAGAAAATTAATCAAGTTTTTGCAATTCGTATTATTACTTCCAGTACTTCCAATATTGGGAATAGTTCCTAGGAGTTCTGCGGAGGCATTGATGCCAGAAGAGTATCAAAAAGAAATAATTGAACATGTTCCTGAAATGAGTTCAATTATGAAATTGGGATATAAGGCTCCTAATATGAGTAGAGCTCAAAAAAGAATCCCATGTTTATCTGTATTACCTACGGCCTATTTTTCAAATCCAGGACCGACGGCAAGGTCAGATGCCAGTGATTATAAACACAAAAGATTAACCACAATGGCATGGGAGAACAAATATCTAGATGCTGAGGAACTCAATGTTATTGTTGCAATTCCTGAGGCAGTTTTAGATGATAGTGATTATGATTTGTGGGCAGAAATCAAACCGAAGTTATTAGAAGCATACGGTATTGCGTTTGACCAAGCCGTATACTATGGTGTAAATGCACCTGCAATATGGCCTGATGCTATTGTACCTGGTGCGATGGCGAATGGCAATTATATCACATTAGGCGAAAAGGGCGACATATATGATGATATCTTAGGAGACGGTGGATTAATTTCATTGATTGAAGAAGATGGATTCATGGTAGACGGTCATGTTTCGGCAATGGGTATGAGGGGTAAAATGAGGGGTTTAAGGGATACTGCTAAACAACCAATTTTCAAATCCGTATATAAGGAAGGTATTCAGGGAGCAACTAGATATGAACTTGATGGTGAACAAATGATATTCCCAACAAATGGTAGTATTGACCCAGGACAAAGTTTGATAATCTCAGGAGCATGGAAACAATTGATGTATGCAATCAGAAAAGACATCACATGGAAACTATTGACCGAGGCAGTTATTCAAGACCCAATAACTAAGGAAATTGTTTATAACCTTGCACAACAGAACATGGTGGCGTTAAGGTCTTCAATGAGACTTGCTTGGCAGATTCCTAATCCTATTAATAGATTACAAACAGATGAGGATGAAAGATATCCATTTGGTGTTCTTGCTCCGGCTGGTTCGTAATCAAAAAAGGGAGTGAAAAATCTCCCTTATTTATTTTTTATGGAGGAAACAAAAATGATGAAAGTCAAATTTTTAAAGAAAAGGTATTATGATAAAATATTGAGAAACCCAGGTGATGTTGTTGATGTTGATGATAGAGCAGGGCGAGCATATTTGAACACTCATTCCGTTGTCCTTGTTCAAGGTACAAAATCAAGTCATAGCTTTTTTAGTGCAGGCAGAAAGAAAAGTACTATCCCAATGCCTACAATGCAAGATGTGAGTAACAACATCACAAAGCAAGAGGACGCCTTAGAACTCGAGGAACTGGATGATGATGTTGTAGTTGATGTTGTATCCAAACCAAAAAGAACACGCAATAAGAAGCCTGCTAAGGTCGTTGAAGATACAGATGAAGATGATGATGTTGGTTTTCTTGATTCTGAGGAAATTAATGAATAAGGGAGGTTATTCATATGTATATTACATCAGTTGAATATGCAAGTTTAACAAGCAAAGATGCCTCCGAAGCAACAAATAACAGAATCATCATGGCATCCTCATTATTGGATAGTAGGATAGGAAATTATCCTTTCAATTCAAATGGGTATAAATTGAACATTGACAATCTAGTTGTTGTTCAATCAAGGGCAGTAAAATTATGGGTTTCCCAAATGGTTTCATATTTGTTTGATAATGATGATGAGACGCCTGATGCTGATAATATCACCTTAGGGCGTTTTAGTGCATCTGGACAATCAGCAAGTATCTTGCCGAGGGGTATGCAATATGCTGACACATTGTTAAGTAATGCTGGTTTGATAAAACGTGGTGTAAGTATTTCTAAACGTTCATTCAAAGAAAGTGATGATATGTATTATGACGAATAAGAAGAAGTTTGAAAATTTAATGACGCATACAATCACATTAGTCAAGAAGAATTTAGATGTACATGGCGACCTTTCAATTATCACAACTTATGTGGGACAGAAAGGTTTTGTCCAATATGGTAGGAAACAAATGACAGTTGGATTGGCATCAGGAATGGCACAGGGAGAAACAATAACATCAAACGCATTAGTTTTCCTCAAATCAGATGCACCAATTACAATTGATTTGAAAAAAGACAAATGGTTTATGACACAAACTAAGCCTGTTGCTAGACCAGAAATGCAGGTGCTTGATGTTCAACCGATTGACGACCCTAGGGATGGCACACTACATCATTATGAAGTATTTGTGAGGTAATTAAAATGGGTGGATGGACAAATTGGAGAGGTGAAGTTTTAATCCGTAGAACTGATATGGCGACAAGCGAAGCCATACAAGAAACCGCGGAAAAGTTATTAGAAAAGATGAAACAAGAAGTACCATTGAATGAATCTTCATTAATGAAATCTGGTACTATCACATCTAAGCCAAACCCATACCCAGAAGTCGCAGTTTGTATTTCATTTGGTGGAGGGCAAGGAACAGGAAAACCAATCATACCTTATGCAAAAAGATGGCATGAAAATGATGCTCATTTCCAAAGAGGAAGAAAGAAAAGGTATGTAGCAGACCCATTCAATAAAGAGGCAAATACATTGTTGAACATCAACCTACAAAAAAGGACAAAGGAGGCATGGGCCGAATGATAGCAACCGAGTTAGCAGAGTATTTAGAAAGTGAAGGAATTGGTACAGTGAATGTTGATATATTCATAGGTTATCAGCCAGATTCTCCTGATGATTGCATAACATTATATGATGAAAGTGCACCTACATTAGAAGAATCCCAAGCCCAGACAATTGATTTGCTAGGTGTTCAAATATTAGTTAGAAATTCAATGTATTTGACGGCAGGGCAGAAGGCATTTGCTATACATAAAGCAATAGTTGGATTTGGTGCAAGTGCATTTGTAACAGGGGGAAGTGTTGTAAGTGATGTGTATGTTGTAACAACACCAGCCAGCATCGGGAAAGACACGCAGAACCGTAATGAATGGAGCTCCCATTATAATATGAGGGTCCAATCATCCGGAGATAAATATAGAAATTAAAAGGAGGTAATGAACATGGATGAAGTAAAATTTGCTGAAACAATTTTAGAAGTACAAGATGAGGTAGTTGCTAAGATAACATCATTCAATAGGAATGTAACAATATCCGAGGAAGATGTTACAGGAGCTGAGGATGTAATACCAGGTAGTGATATATTGCATAGTCAATTTGTATCAATTGCAAAAGGTGAAACTGCCGCCGTAGCTGGGATTGCAATTGAAAGTGCAGTAGCTGGATTAGATGCAGGCCAAAGTGAATTGAAAGATGCCGCAGAAACAGGTGAGATTGTGTCAATCAAACATACAAAAGCAAATGGGTATGGGAATAACATGACAGGATTTTTTACCAGTTATGAAGAGACAGGAAGCGTCGGTAGTGTTTACAAATTCAGTGGTAGTTTCAGAGTTAACACAAATGTACCAATAGTGCCAGGTTCATAATAAAATATTAGGAGGAATTGAACATGTCTGACTTAGACAAAAAAGTATTAGTAGATGAAATTACACAAAAGAAAAACCTTGACCGGAGAAAGCTTCTTAATGATGGTTTGAAGGATGTAGAAAAGTTGGAAGAATTAGATTTAGCAATTGATTTTGATGAGGCATTAAAAGAATATTCCAGCAAGAATAAATCACATAAAATCAAGTTTAAAGGCCGGGTATTCAATATACCATTTACTATGCCATTTACCTTCGGAATGTTTTATATGAGGAATTGTTTAGTAAGACGAGATGGTGGTGTTTTTTTTGAAATACCAACTGATTTAATGGCAGAATTCATTGATAAAATGTTTGGTAAAGAATTTTTAGAAATGTTGAACATGGAACAAGATGTTGAATTAAATTTTATCGTTGGTGTTTTGGTCCCTCAGATAATGGAGTTATGGGGTCATGCAGTCAATACGGATATTAAAGAAAAAAACGTGTAGACCCTAGGCTCCTAATGTGGGCCTGGGGGACTATTGAGGCAGATTTTCAAAGGTATTACAATATCAACATCAATCAATTAGGATTCTCAAATCAAATCTCATGGCGAAGATTTTTAAGTCTAGTAAGGGGTTTGCCAATTGATTCTGCATGGTACAGATGGAATTCAGATAAAAATAATCGAAGATATGCTGAATGGGTTCCAGATGCAATTGATATTGATATTTAAAGATAGGAGGTGATGATCCGTGGCCTTTGTCGTCGGACAAGTTTCAGCAACCGTAACAGCAAATACGGCAGGATTTAGTGCCGGAATGAATAAAGTAAAAGCCGAAGGAACTGCATCTGTAAATGCCGTGGAAAAAGCAAATGCCACTGCAATGTCTAATGTGTCAAAGGCAGGTCAGAGTGCTAGTCAAAGTCTGATAACCAGTTTTCAAAAGGCCGGAAAAAGCATGCAAACGATTGGAAAAGGTATGACAAAATACCTGACCCTTCCTTTATTAGCAGTTGGTGTTGGTGCATTCAAAATGGGTAAAGATTTTGAGAAAGAAATGCAAAAAGTTGTAGGTCTAGTTGGTATCGCACAAGAACAAGTTGATGCTTGGGGACAGGACATAATGAAAATGGGTCCTGAATTAGGAGTAGCTCCTCGTGAATTAGCAGAAGGTCTTTTCTTTGTAACATCAGCCGGATTAAGAGGTGCCGAAGCAATGGATGTTTTGAGAACATCAGCCAAGGCGTCAATGGTGGGATTAGGAGAGACAAAAGTTGTAGCTGATACATTAACATCAGCAATCAATGCATACGGCTCAGCCAATTTGTCGGCTACACAGGCGGCAGATATTTTGACGGCGGCGGTCAGAGAAGGTAAATTAGAAGCAGATGCATTAGCACCTGTCATGGGTAATCTTTTACCAATGGCGTCAGCCATGAGCATTAGTTTTGCACAAGTTTCAGGTTCATTAGCAGTCATGAGCAGAGTCGGAGCTGACGCGGCAACATCAGCAACATCATTAAATGCTATTATGATGTTTTTACAAAAACCAACAAAGGAAGCAAAGGAAGTTTTGGATAGTGTTGGTTTATCAATGCAAGACCTCAGGGACATGGCAAAGAAAGAACCAGATGGTCTATTACAAGTTATGAGATTACTTGATGAAACATTTGGTGATAATGAAGAGGCAATGGCACAAATCATACCGAACATCAGGGCATTAAGGGGAGTTATGAACATGTTATCCCAAGATGCTGATGTTGTGGATTCTATAATGAATAATGTTACAAACTCGACAGGAATGTTAGAAGGAGCAGTCGCAGCAAATGCTGATACCGTAGAATTCAAATGGAAAAAAGCATTAGCTGATATGCAAGTTACATTGTTAGCATTGTTTGATGTTATCAAAGATTCTGTTGCACCAATGTTAGAAGGTTTATCAGAAAAATTTAAAGATGTTACAAATTGGATACAAGGATTAGATGAATCTCAAAGAAAAATGGTCTTAGGATTAGGCGCATTTTTACTTGCCTCAGGACCTGTTTTGATTATTCTAGGTAAATTAACTTCAGCCATTACTGTATTGATTCCATTAATGGCAGCATTATTTGCTCATCCTGTACTACTTGCCATTA